GATGAAGTTAACATCGTCATTCTCTAACATTCTCTCTTGACAGGCGGCTCTCATTCGCTTACTGTCTTGATAATAGCTAAAAAAGCTCTCTAAAACTCGTTCATCGTCGTTCATCTTGAAGTTGTACAAAACAACTTAATTATACTTAAATTCACTTTATATTACTTCTTTACTCTATAGAGTAAAGATCATACTTTATTCAAAACATATTGATAGTCTGAATTGTAGTCGGAAGATTATTATGAAGCTTTGTAAGTTTTGTAAACGCTTCATCAAAAGAAGGATATGACAAAATGCCAAACTTTCCTTCTTCTACAAAAGTGTGAAGACACATCACTTCGTTATTTTTCTCTGTATTGACAATGCATAATACCATTTCAGGAAAAGCCAACAAGATATTTGTAAAGACATCTTTAATAGGATTGTCTAGTGAATCACAAGGGAATAATACGTTATTTTGAACAATCATTTGTTTAAGGGTATTATGTGCAGCATCGATATAGTTTGTTTTATATTCGAACTCTTCACTAGAGTCATACTTGGCAATAGGCATACGAGGAAAAAGAGTATAAAGTTCGAATCTGGACATTTTTAACTTTTATTTTCTTATCAAAGTAATCAGTTAAAGAAATAATAAAGAAATAATAAAGAAACAATAAAGAAATAAAACTATGTCTTCACCAATGAAGCATCCGATCATTGCGTTTGAGTTCATACGTGCAAAACCAGGTGTAATTGAGTTGTCTTTTGTAGATGCTAATTTAGATACCCAGTTTGTAACGATTCCAAGAGATCCTTTGAACAATGTTCAGATGGATTGTGTGCTAGGTCCTGAGGTCTTTTGGTATCCGAGCGGTATTAAAACAAATCTACACATAAATGGTACAGAAGAAGCAGTAACCTTACACTTTTCTTACTATGTGCCGGACGAATGGCACACTTACGGTGGTGTGAGAGTTCGAGTTGAACGAAAATTACGTTGAGTTCAATCAATCTTATATGACTTCTTTCGTCTACTTCTTATCTTTGATTGACCTTTGTCTTCTTTCATTTTAGAAAGTTTATATTCTCTATATCTAGACACTCTTTGTTGTGACCTTTTTTCTAAAGACGATGAAGAACGCTCTTTACCTTTACCCGATTCATCTGATAGAAGACGTAATCGATGGTTACAATTATTAAGGACATTTTTATATTTTTGTTCAATTACATTAGGTATTATTTTATTCTTTAAAGATTTTATAAGTACTATATATGATTCATATATGTTAACTAATGTTTTATATTCTTCACAAACATCTACAATGAACCCGTCGTGATTAATATCACCTATAGTCGTACCAGGAAATACATCTTTTTTAGGACGTATACAAGTTTTATTGTGTTTCATTCTTTGCTTGAGACATTCAGAAATAGCAATTAATATTTTTTCAAGTTTAGGAATCTCTAATTGAATATCGGATAAAGGCACTTTTTGTAAAGATTCTTTGAATGCTTTTATCGCTTCATTGAAATCTTCTATTTTCCAATGATTTTTTTGATCAATCTTAAGGTTAAATTGATCTGCAACTATTTTACACATCTTTACATATAAGGAATAACAGGATATACAATAAGGCACAGTTGACATCTCAAATTTATCGTCTGTGCTTTGAAGGGTTTTAAAGAGGTGTTTATTCCGTGGAGGATTCTGTTGACAGATAGAAATATCATAGTCAATCCAAGTCATTTTTATATACAATTATTTTATTGTTTAACTTCATACAGTCGTGTGAAGTTTTAATCATACTTTTATTCTTTTATTCTTTTATACAATTTAACACAGCCTCAGCAATGATGAGATCTTTATCTTTCTCATCTTGTGGCAAGTCTGTATAAGATGTGTTAGCACAGTCGTTTCTACGCTTATCTCCAAGTTTGGCAGGAGCAATGTAGATATTAGGTTGTGTTTTTCCTGGCAAGTTGTCTCTCCAGAAAGTATAGTTTTTGATCCAACCTTTATGAATGTTGTCTGCAAGCACATCTAACGATTGGTTAGGCTTGTAATTGTCAAGCATATAACCAATCGAGACAACAAGGTTGTCATACCCAAATGATCCTTTCTTCAAAGGTTGATAGATCCATCCACTCTTTTTAGACAATACTTTATGAGCGTGGTTGACTAATGAGTCTAATTCTAATCTTTTTTTGTTTAAAGTAAATATTTTAGAGTAGTTATAGTCACCATTTGCACTTTGTATTGCATTTGTATTGCTCTCGGTTAACCCGGGGCTGAGATCGACATTTTTCTTAGTCTTGATAACCAGAATTTCTTCATCTTGGGCCACTTCTTCAACTTCATCTACAAATTCAATCTCAGGTTGAAAATAGTCTTTCAACTGATTGATGTAACGATTCTTTAAAATTCTAAGTTCAAACTGTTCTTCATACAAGTTCTTAGTTGCTTTTGTTTTTTCATACTTATAAACTATATATTTTTTGAGCTTGTTTTTAGTCTTTGCTGATGAATCTAGTTTATATACTTCTTCTTTTACCCTCTTGAACACAGGGAATCTTAAGTTGAAGACTACATCAAAGATCTGCCCCACAGGCAAGACAAACGATTTTAAGTAATAAATATAGCTCAGTTTCAAGATCGACTTGTAATCTGCAAAAAAGTCCAGAGCCTCTACGTTCTCGGTCTGACTTTCACTCTTCTTATAATTCCCATTGTCAAGAACCACATACTCCACTCTATCTCCCACAGCAATATGAATACCTCTCTTCTTCTGCTTGTTAACTACCGCGACGTGTGGAGGAGGAGTTTTAGTTTTGTATTCCGCTTGTTTATATCCTTTTACAAGTACAAAGTTCTTATAATCGTAATACAACGCAAACATATGGTTGATCAGATCGATTTGATCGACGATAAGTTCTTGCAGTTCTGGCGAATTGCGTATCATTTCTTTAGTGGTCTGTGACTTGTTGATCGACACAATGGTCTCGAAGTTTGACAGGATGTAGTTGATATTCTTCTCGTATATAATCTTAAGCAAGGGACAATTATCACGCCTTGTAAGCACGATTCCTCTCTTAGTCAACTTTTCATCCAATTGACCCTTTTCATCCATAGTTTGTCCTACATATTTCTTTTTACAGAATATCAAGAACTTATAGTAGACTTTATCTTCAAATTCGAGTTTCATAGGAGGAGGAAAGAGTTCTTTGATCTTTTCGACCACATCGTTGGCGAAGGTCCAAATCTCTTGTGGAGTCTTGTTTACTAGATGAGGAAAGTAAGTGTAGGCACTATCTGTATCATTATAGATGACTCTCCCACCAAACTTCTGTTCTAATGTGTCGGAGGCAAGACGGATCGATTGTCTACCTTTGGCAGTAACACATTGTGCACCAGTCAAGAAAGGAAGCACACCTTCTGTAACACCCATAGACCCATACATACTATTAGCAGCGATCTTGTATGAGAGTTGACGCTTGTTCAACACCTCATTTACTTCTTCAAGATCATCAATTGTTTGTTGATCGCCAGATTCAGAACGGAGGCGTTCAATGAGTTTTTCATTATTAGCGATGATTTTACGAGTGTTTTTTCTAGCAGAGATCAAGTTTTCTAGAATGGTCGGAAGGACGCCTTTACCGCCAAGACTAGATTTCAAGAATCGATAACGATGAGCCTTGCAGAAGATCTTGGGTGTGCCGTCTTTAAACTTTTCGGGCTTCTGTCCTTTACAGGTATCTTTAGGACAGTTACAACAAATATGATCTTCCCATTCAAAAATATGACAATCTTCTTCAGGAATTGAATCATCAACAATGAGTTTAGAATAATCAATATTATGAGCCATCATAATACTTGGATACAGACTCGCAAAATCGAAGGGAAGGATAGTCTTATAAAGGCCTGGAATGGGGTCGGTCACACTAGCGCCAACGAATTTGTCTTTCGTAGAAACTACATTAGATTCTACGACGATGTTATTGTGTAAAGAATACCTAAGAACCTGAGAAAAAATACGATTCTGTTGACCCTTGGTATAAATATCCATAATCGGAACGCAACAAGTGGTTGCAGACTCAAACAAATCGAACCAAGTCATTAGCTTCTCAAATAAAAGCTGAACTACGTAGCAGTCTTGTACGCAGTATTTACCAACTTTTGTAAATAGAGCCCAGTCTTTATGTTTCCAACTGTCATTAATGTCTTTGGGCTTGATTGGATCTTTGTTTTGATTCTTAAGAAAGGTATCACACACGGCATCTAGTCTATATGTACTGAGATTCGGAAATTGCATTTTAATATAAGTCATCATATCAAGCCAAATTCGACCTTCAGTCATCCAATACTGAAGACTGACTGTACCTCTACCACTAGAAGACCAGTTAGACTCAAAGTACTCTGTCTTCTTTCCGGGGATACTCCCAAGCTTAGACCCTAGTTCAGAAATATTATTTATTTCAGTTGCCCGAGTGTTGATATATGGTATATCGAATCCAAAGATGTTATAGCCCATCATAATGTCAGGATCTTGTTCTCGAACAAAATGAGCGAACTTCGCGATCATAAGAGACTCGGTTTCACAGTCAAAAACGGTGGTGTCTTCGAGAGTAATAATCGATTCTCCGCAATGAAACAGGAACTTCTGGGTCGGTTTTCCTTTTTGAGCGAGTGTGGCCCCAATCTGGATGATGACATCGTTTGGTCTAGATGCCTTACACATTGCTCCATTTGGATCACTTGAGTACATTTCACCATCAAAACTCAAGACTTTTGGATGGACAATCGGGAGTTTTTCAGACTCAGGGTGAGACTTGAGGTCCTTCCAACTGACGATGTATTCGTGTTTTTTAGTACTTTCTTTCTCACTGCCTTTGATCTTGGTTCCTTTAGCTTGTATCCAATTTGCAGAAGGTAGTTTAGCTTCTGCGAGGAGTTTGATGACAGGAGTTTTGTTGTTTTCAAACACGTGACACTTCATAGTCAGCTTACCCATTTCAGGTACGAATTTCTCTCGATTATGGATATTGTATTTCATTGACTTCATCGCTTCTGCAGAATGAAACAACAGGCGAAGGAAAGGATGTTTTTTATGTTCGTATTTTAAGTCTAAGTCTGACGAACGATTAGGTCTTAATTTAACACTTCCATCATATAGTTTATACCGATCAACAAAACTAATGTCCGAGGGACGATACCCGACGTGGTCGTTGAGCTTAAGAAAGTAGTTGCAAATCTTTCTCTTCTTAGTCTCTGTCCATTCGATCGAGGTGGGCAGTTCGACCCACATTGGGATTTGATAGTCATCAACACGAACATAGACAGTTTCGTTAAGCTCATTCCATCCATAGATTCGAATCACAGATTGTTGAAAGTGTTCGTCGTTGAGTTCATCAGCACAGGTCCATTGATAGGGAAAGATGTTAAAGTCTTTGGGCTTCATTTAATAGAAAAAAGGTAACTTTTAGATATTAAAAGTTGATCAAATTTATAAATCATTTATTTTTATAGAGCAGACTTTAATCGAATAAAAGACACCTACACTTGCCCTGAATACATCTTCTAGTTTGGTCTACTGGACATCTAGGACAATTTCCTGTTTGTGTACACGCCTGATATCTTTCTTTCTTTTTCAAGACTGTAAACAAGAGTATAAGAAGAATAACAATAAGTGCGAGGGTTTTAAGACAGATCATTTATAACTTAGGTTATAAATTAAACATATAAAATTAAACATATA